ATATTTTTAACAATAGTCCGTTGATAAACAAAGAATGTGGTTAGCAGATATGTATATAATAGCAATCAGCAACACGCCCTGAAGGCTGTTACACCAATGGCGCTGCCCCTTCATGGCGTGCTGCTTGTGTCCATAACAATCAAGGGCTAAGAGCTGCTGCCTTTCAGGGCGTATGAAGAAAAACAACTTTATCACTACCCTTCTCGGTAGAAGTCTTCATTATCGCTAAACCGCGACTTGCTTGTGTCCTTCTTCTCGTCATCACCTGGCTCGGGCTTGCCGAACAGTGTGAGCAAACAGGCAATGACGAAAGTACACAACATATAGATAAAAAACAAGTACACGATGAAATTCAACATACGCGTCCTAATCTTCGTCGCTGCCGTGGCTGCTCACGAGCGACGACTTGACATCATCATACATAGCCATTTCCAACTTCTCTCCGTCGTAATGACCAACAGCCAAGAGCTGTCCGTTCTCCTCGGTGGCAGAGTCGGCTGTGGTAGCAGACGCACGGATGATGAGAATGTCAAACTCTCGTATCAGATTAGGCAGTTGCTCTAAGGGTATCTGCTCCATGAAGCTGCGGGCATGTTGTCGGATGCGCAATACATCAGCATCCGTCAGGGGCGCTCCCCTCTCCTCCTGGGCTTTACGGGCGGCTGCAACCTCTATCTCGATGCGCTTCTGCTCGTAAGCCTCGTTGATTAACTTAAAGTTCTGCCAGTCACATACTTTTTTCAGGAAGCCTTCAAACAGGGCAGCGCCCAGTCCTAACTCCACCATGGCCAACGATTCCTCGATGAGAAGCATACGGTTCTTGACTTGCCAGAAAATAAGATTGCGCCGACTAAATTCGTCGATAATGGCAAAGGAGGCAGCCACGTTGCGAAGCTCACGCTGCCGTGCTTTCTTGCTTATGCTTTTGCCCTTACTTTTTTTTCTGAATGGATTTTTCATATCTAATTTTTTTTTAAACGTTTCAAATAAAAACCCTTCTATTCTCACGAACCGAAAGGCGAAAGTATGAAATTCTTAAAAAACAACGATGCACAGACAAGCTGCGCTGTTTTTGATCTTTGTTCTCCAGCCCTTTCTCACGAGAGAGCTGGAGGAAATGTAACATTATAATTTCTTAAAAACCTAATACGGACCATTTCGCTAAATGGTACTAAGAACATTATATAAAAATTATATAGAAATGAATATAATAAGATAATTTCATTGATAAGGCGAGAAGATTAGTGGGTGATAAACCTCGTGCCGTCAATCTCAAGCACCAGAATGTCGTTCACTACCCTCACCTCGCCACTATCGACAAACTGCACCTTGCGCTGATGACGATTTACGTCAACAGACAGGCATACGCAGTTGCCTTCATCGACATGGCCTGTCTTGGTGAGAAACTTGATGTAGAACGGCACACGCTCCACCTTTCTCGCTGTCTGCGGATGTACGTAGCCTGTCACTACGCGCCCGCTTCGTGGGTCTATCCATCGCCACTTCTCGGTGTAGCGACGAATTTCCGTATATGATTGTCGAGGTGTCTTATTCATATTCCTTCATTATAGATTTCCAAAATTGTGATGGTCGTGCGAGCTGTCCTCTCCATCCTTATTCTTATAGGGTGGAAAGTCTGCCCGCAAAAATGCCGCCAGCTCTGCCTCGTTCACCTCTCTTTTGTCCTTATGCACGCGCTGCCGGTGTCGCAACACGTCGGGGAAGAGAATGTTCCTGATAGGATTGCCCCAGTCGAGGTCGTTGATGCTAAGACTGTAGTCAGGATAAAACATGAGTGTATAGCCCGACAACCTTCCGCTGGGTCGTTCCGTCATGTGTCCCTGCAGTATCAGCGCACGGGCATTGTTATACAATACCATGTGCGCCGCTACCGACGACACATCGCCGTTAGAGGTGTAGAGTATCTTGTCCTTATAGTCCTTCAGATACTTATCCATCATGTCGTCTATGTTGCGCCCGGTAGAAAGTACGAGATGGGAAATCCAGTCTCGCTCAAAGCACTGCGCCAGGAATGCCAGCATCTCGTTGGAGACCACCGGCATCGCCAGTACAAGGACGTGCCGGCTGATCATCTCATAACTGATGGCACGATAGAACTTCTCTGCCGTCACATCGCCGTGGGTATAGAAAGAAAGCATCCTGCGTGGAGCCTCCTTCATTGCCTTCGGCAACATCTTGTTCACACAGCAGGGAGGGATAAATAACAATGTGTCGTCCATTTCTACTTTTTCTAAAAGGGGTTATTCTTCAAGCAGTATAGGCATCAACAGCGTCAACGTTGTCGGTGCTGGAGTGTCGGCTGTCAGTACTCCCGCACGGCTGGGGTCGGCGAGCTGAATACGGATGGTATCGTCAGGAATGACCGTTACGGTATCAAGCAGGTTATGGAAGTTGAAACCTATCGTGAATCCGTCGTCGCATCTGCTGTCCGTTATCAGCACCTGGTCTTCCGCTTTCTTGCTGAAGTCAATATCACTTGCGCAGACATTCAGGAACATTCCGTCCTTCTTCAATGCCACGATATTGGAGCTTGCACTACTGAAGAGCGCCACACGTTTGACGACAGAGATAAATTCCTTCTTGTCCACGACCACGTAGTAAGGGTTGTTGGTAGGGATGACAGACTTATAGTTGGGGTATTTGCCCTCCACTGCCTTACACAGGTACTCTATATCGTTGCCTGAGAAGAGGATAGCCTTTCCGTCGGTCTGGATGTCTATCTGTTCGCTGTCATCAAAGACAGACAATGTGCGGAAGAATGAGGAGTGGATCAATATCTGTGTAGGTTCTCCACTGCGATAGAAATTGCTACCGCCAGTCTCTGGGTTGTTGCTGTGGGTCACCTTGAAAAGAATGCGTCCGTCGGTGGCGACAAAGACCACTTCGCTGCGATCCTCTGCTATATCAATGCACAGGGTGCTCAAGATAGGACGGAGGTCGTCGTTGAAAACAAACTTGCCTGCCTTTGAAATGACTGACTTAAAGACAGACGAAGGCAGAGAGATGTGCGTCTTCTCCTGATTGAGATCTCTCGCTTCTGGGAAGTCGTCGCCGGCAAAGAAGGGCAGAGAGATGTTGCCCGACTTCACATTGTCGCCGTTATGAGTGCAATACTCAATATTCATCATGTGGCTTTCGTCTTCCGACAAGTCCATGGTGAGCACACACTCGGGAGGCAGAGTACCTAACAGGTTTGTGATGCTGACGATAGGCAATACGACGGGCTTAGAGAAGCTGCCCTCCACGATGTCGAGAGGCGCGGGGATGGTGAGCTGTGTATCGTCAGAGCCTGTGACGAAGAAGAATTTACCGTCCTTCTTGCTCTGTCGCAGAAGGACATCGGCAAGAAGGGCGACGGAAGGCTTGCTCTCAATGCCCTTTGCTGCCTTCTGCAGGGCTTGTCGAAGCAGACGTACGGATGGAGTCTGTAATTTCATATACTGAATGTTTTATATTTTTACTAAGGAAAGAGTGAGGAGTCCGCTCTGCAATTCTGAAGGGGAAAGCATCCTTCGCAGAAACAGAGTCGGACTGCCTCGTCAAACAACTAAAGATTAGAAAATGAATATTCTTTTTTAGAATGGCAGGTCGTCGGGATTCATATCCGCATCTGGTACAAACGGATCGGAAGAGCCGTCGGCTGGTGGTACGTAAGTATTGGCGCCGTTGACTGCCGAATAAGCCTGTGTAGGATAAGGCTGGCTGTTGCCTGTCGACTGTGGCTGGTATAATTGTGCGATACGCTTGTTCATCCTGGCACGGATAGCCTTGAAGAGATGAGTGTTCTCATCATTGAAATTTTCATTCACGATGTTGGGATCTTTCTCTTTGTTGGCCTCTTTCACCTGCTCTACCAACTTAGGGAAGTTTTTAGCGATAGCCTTGATATAGTCTACTGAGAAAGACAGTTGCATCTCGTGTGTTGGGACACTCACGTTGCTGTCGCCTCGCTCCTGAGCAGACTGGCGTACCTTATTCTTATACTGCTCGTTGAAAGGCCAAATGTTCACTCTCAACTTAGCCATTTGTCTGTTCGCGTCATTCTTCGACACTTCCACTCTAATCTCGTTGAGGTCACAAGGAATACAAACGTAGGGTCTTTGTGGATTTTTCGCATCGATACCTACAAGCACCTGTGTGCCATTCAACGATAACAAATCAATATTACCATTATAGCTTGCCATAATTTATTGTTTTTATGTTGTTAAAAAATTAATATCCTTTCCGATTCTGTCAGAATGGTAGACCATTGTCTTCCATCTTGGGAACCTGTTCCGCCAGGTTACTGCCATTGTTGGCGTTCTGATTGCCTGTCCTTCTGCCCTGTCGACGGGAAACGAAAGTCTTCCATCGTTCTTCCTCCTCGGTGGTGAGTGTAACGATGTTGCCATCGTCATCACGGTAAGGCAGGGGGTCGGGACCTTCGACGTACTCTTTTGCCATCCTCTTCAGGTCATCATAATTGTCTGGTATATGGTCTTTACCTGAACGGAAGAAGAAATACACGTGCTTGCTGGTTTCCACCTTTCGGATGTATTTCGGCTCTACGGTATCGTCGTTCTCCCACTCCTTGCCGACGAAGTATTCCTTCGTTACCCATGCACGAAGCTTAAAGCATCCATGCCGCTTGTTGTCCTCGCTCACCAGAAGGTGTTCGGGATTCACAATGATATTCATGTTCTTGCAGTACTTGCGTATCTTCTTCTTGAAGGTGGCACGGCTATATTCCTTGCTCTTACCTTCGGAAGCATCCGCCCAATCGCGCATGAACTCATTAAACATCTCATCGGTACAGATAGGCGCGGCATACACCTCCTGCCGGGCAAAGAACCACTCAAAGTACTTCACGGAGTTCTCGGTCAGCTCTCTTACCATCAGTCGGCGCTGTACGTTCTTCTGCGGTGCGATGACGAACTCATGATATTTCATGATAAACTGCACGGACAAGGCACAGATGTATATCGCCTGGTTGCGGTCGTATTCATTCAACTGCTCGGGGTCTGTAGCGAGATTTTTCATGACCTCCTGTGGTGATCGGGCCAACTGATGCTGCATGTGGTTCGCACGACAGAAGCGGTCGGATAAAGACACCAAGGGGAAACGTCCGATCGTCGACGAGTCATCATCACTCAACTGCGAATTGCTGGTAATCACGTTGACAGGTGAGTCCTCCAACTTGAGTGTCACCGGGTCACCAAACTTTCGCTCTATCATCGCTCCTGCTGTAACCTTGTTGTAGAAGTACTTCATCGGGAATGAAGCAGGCTTATCTTCCCAATGTATCAACCTATACTTACCTGGATATATCAGGAGGTTGGAAAGGCTGAACTGGGCATTATTGATAGTCGTAAAATTCTTCATGTCGACACGCAGGACGTTGATAGCCGAAGCAACAAACGTGTTGACCAACAGCGATTTTCCAGAGCCGCCACTCGCCTCTTTCTCGTCTTCCACCTGATCTTCCAAGAGGTAAGGACAGACACTCTGCATGTCCTTCCAGGAGCGATAGCAGATACGGCCAATGCAGGAAATCATGTTAGCGAAATGAGAATTGATGGTAGCCACTGCGGTGGAGTCCAATTCTTTCTTGTTGCGTATGGCATCCTGCTCCAGTCGCCATAATGTATTGGAACAGCCGCGTATGACTCGCAATACAGGCCACAGCTCTTTCTCCTGCTTGCCGTGCCAGTCAACTTGCCACCTGAAGGTCTGCGCCCATTCGCTTAACTCAACGCGCATCTGCGTGATTTCCTCGTTGCTGAAAACAGGCGATCCGTCCTCATTGCGCATGACCGCCTTTTGGTCAATAGCACCCTTGCGGTCGAGATATTCCTGACTCTCGCTGATGGTGAACGGCGGATGAAACACCCTCATCGTGAAGTCGTAAGGCTTCTTTGCCAAAGCGGGGATGAAGAAGTTGATATGGTCGTAACTGACAGGCGTGATGGCCTCCGGCGTGATTTTCAATGCCACATTGCGGAAGAAGAAATATTCCATCCGCTCATTGAAAGACTCGTTGAAGTCAATGACCATCGACTGCAGACCTCCAGCCGACTTCTCTGAGAAATTTTTGTCGATAAGATTGGCTGCATCCGACATCATGCGCTGCTCCTCATCGTTATATCGCCAACTTTGCTCGATAAACTCAAGGAGTTTGGTCTTCACAGCCTGGATAATGCTCTTCGAGTCGATATACTCTACGAAGCATCGGTCAAGGTGTATGAATTGTCCCACGAGGTCGGTGCTCTCAGGGTCTATCATTCGATAATAACCCAACGAGGTCATAAAAAGCCACACCTTTGTAGGACTTACCTTACAGGTCGGTGGCTTAGGCTTACCGCTTCTGGGGTCACGAGGATATTCTATCTCAAAAGGGTCTGTATTGTTGGCACCGCGCAATTTAGAATAAAGAGGCAAACGAATGTCATGATCGAAACGGAAATTATCTGCATCGGTCATGCGAAACGTCAACATATAATCACGTACACTACGAGGGGAACAGCCATAGAGCCACTGCCATCGCTGGTTATACCTCACCCTGAAGGCATCAGGCAGCATCGCATAGCAAAGATCACTATACTTGGTAGCGATAGCACCGCAGTCGCGCTGACTGCTGATGTCGTTGGGGTAGAGCATGATGATTTTTTCGGCAAAACGCTTCATCTTCTGGTACTGCACAGCATTGAAGTCCAGTTTCTCCTGTCGCCACTGACCGCGGTCGATATACCAGAAGTTTCTTCTTCCTACTGAGAATGCTACGTGATACCAGCATTTCTGCTGAAAATGAGTGTCGCCATCTTTATCCTTGCGAAGAGAACGCATGGCATAATAGATGCTGATTGCATCCTCGGGAGTCCGGCAGAAAATGATGTTCTGCGCCTTGACGGCGGCAGCGGGGATTTCTTCGTCTACCTGGTGGAAAGTACCTTTGGGCGTACCATCCTTCAATTCATTCTCCACCCATATCTTTTTGCTTTCGGTATAGACTTCATCGGGCTGCCACTTACTGATGGCAGCATGGACGCCCGTCGTGTTGGAGTCACGATGGTCCATGGCGTAAGTGAACACCTTGTCTCCCATCAGCCACCGGCTTACTTTTTTGACGGAGTGCTCTTCGGTAGTGGAAAAGACGATGGGGGGCTGCTGCATGGCAGGACGGAAAAGGCAACCGCAAGAGCCCTGCGGCGCAATCACATCAGTAGCAAAACAGACAAAGAGGGGATTCCATGGCGTGCCATAAATAACCTCGCTTACCTGCTTGCCATCTCTTACGGCATTAGGTAATGTCACTTGGTCAACCGCATAGATACGGAAGTCGTCATTCAACATCTTCGTGTTGAAATCCCGACCGAAACCGAAAGAAGGCAAGCCTTTTACCATTGTCACCTCGCAGCCCAAAGCAGCCAGTTCCTGTGGATTAAAATCAACCTTTGGGATAAAAGAAAAAGTGTCAATATTCTGCACGGCAATGGTACGATAGTCCATCTTGGAGAAAAGCATAGGATATTTCGCCCTCACGTTCTCAGCATCGCCGTACACTCTTACCACAAGATCGTGGCAAAGACGGAGCAGACTGGCTCCGTGCATAGGCAGATTGCGCATGGCAGCATATAGTTCCAGGGCTCCATATCCATGTTTGCCGGTCTTGGTACACATCCACCTCACGGCACCATGCTCTGCCTGTCTGTCATCATCCACCCCTACACCATTATAGAGACCACCTCGCTCGTCCTTATAAATAATAAGGTGCGGTGTCTGTTTCGCTTTGCTTCCGGCATCGTCATTAGCTGCCTCCTTCTGGCAGAAGGGACAGAAACAAGCTGTCTGTCCCTCGATACACTGGTTCTCGGCAGGCTTCACGAGAAAAGTCATGTCGAGATTGGCAAGCTGGTTGATGATAGGATGAAATAACATATCTCGTTGTTAGTATATATTAGTTAAAAGAAAGAAAAACCGACCGAAGCGGACAG